AAAACTAACTAACTACGCATCTATTATAGGTGTCATTGGTGCTATTGGTGGTGGCTTTTATGCCTGGGGAGAGTTTAATACTAGACTTGATGGCATAGAGAATAAAGAATTTGTTGTTAATGAAACAGTTGATCTTACACCAATCAATGAAAAGATTTCTAATTTAGAAGTAGAAATATTAGATCGTATGTCTGCATTAGAAGATGAATGGATGGCTAGAGATAATGATACCAATGATGATATATTAAATGATATAGCTGGAGTTCAATCAGAAATAAAATCTTTAATAGATAAAATGGGTATTGCAGATCGACAGTTGCAACTTAATATTGTTGAGTCATCTGATAAAACTTTTAAAGAATTTGGTAAACTAAGAGATTTAATTAATGAGTTATCCAAGAAGATTGCTATTGCTGAAAAACAAACTGAATTAAATAAAATATTAATTGATGAAATAAAAGCAGAAGCAAGTAATCCTTTAGGTGGGTAATGTCTGATTGGGAAAAAGATATTGCAGAGTTGCGTACTGATGTAAAACATATGTTGCACAGCCAGGAGATTATGCAAAAACAAATTCGTGATCTTCAAAAATTTAGTTCAATGGGTGCTGGCGGTTTAAAAGCATTGGTTATTATAGGAATAGTTTTAGGTGTTGTTGCGAAGTGGATGGGATTTTTTGATTAGTTTTGTCTTATGAAAAAATTGCCAAAGGGATGCAATCAGAGTTTATTGCATCAGCTTGGTTAACAAAAAAAAATTACACAATTTATTGGAAAACACAGGACAATGATGTCATTGATATAGTTGCTGTTCATCGTGTTACAGGTAAAGTTTTGAAAATAGATGTAAAAACTGCAAGTATTCGTAAGACTTGGCGTCCTGGCACAATAGTTCACAGAACACAGAGCAAATATCAAAAACAATTAGGAGTAAAAATTTTATATGTCTTTAAAGATGGAAGCTGCAAATTTAAACGATCTTAAAAAAAGAGTTAAATTGCACGAAGGGTTTTCTGCAAAACCATATCGAGATACATTAAACAAAATGACAGTGGGTTATGGTCATTTATGTGTGGAAGATTTTTGGGATGAAAATACTGAATATACTGAAGCACAACTAGATCGTATATTCGATACAGACTTTGACAAAGCCATTGAAGGTGCAGCCAGAGTATGTGAGGGTATGGATTTACCAGATAAAAAATTTGGTGTGTTCATTGAAATGACTTTCCAGTTAGGAGCTACTGGTTTGTCTAAATTTAAAAAAGCTCTTGCAGCAGCTAGAGAACATCAATGGCAAGAGTGCCACGATCAACTTCTCGATAGTCGCTGGTATAAACAAACGCCAAACAGAGCAAAACAGTTGGCAGAAATAATGTTGGAGGACTAACATGGAAAAGATTAAATACTTTTGGAATGGACTTACTAAGCGAGGTAAAATTCTTGTAGTAGCTGTTATAGTTATTGTAGCAGTTATTGCTTGGGGTCAATTCTAATGTTTAACTTACTACTAGGACCTTTGACCGATATAGTTGGTACTTCGGTCAAGGGTTTTATTCAAAATAAAAAAGAAAAAAATAATTTAAAACTTACAGAAATAAAAGCAGCAGCTAAACATAAACAAGATCAAATAGACGGAAAAGTTGCCTGGGAAACATCTGCTGTTGACCAAATGAAAGGCAGTATTAAAGACGAAGTTGCATTATTTGTTTTACTTGCTCCAGCCGTTCTAAGTTTTATTCCTGGTATGACAGAATATGTAAAGCAAGGTTTTATCGCTTTACAAGAAACACCAGTTTACTATCAACATTTATTATACATTGCAATTTCAGCGAGTTTTGGAATTAAAGGCGCATCTGGTGCGATGAAGTTGTTTGGCAAGAAAAAGTAAAAAAATTGTTATTGATGGTATGTGGTTCTTTTCTAAAGACCGAACCCAACAAGAAGAATATAAAAAAAATAATCGACCATTGGATTGTAAAAATTGTAATCATATACCAATACACTCAAATGATGGTTTAAGGACCTGGATGTGTGGAAAGTGCCAATTTAACGAATTTCAGCCAAAAAAAGTATTGATATTTTGAGCATACAGAGGGTTGTAGCACCTCTCCCTTGTGATTGTACCCCCCTAATTTTTCATTAAAGCAGCAATTTTATCAGCTCTTTCTTGTTCCTTTTCAAAGTTTCTCCAGCCACCTTTTACATATCTGTCTGATATTTCTTTTGTAGCATGACCATGATCTCTCATCATTGCTTGTTTATTTTCTTCCAAGTATTCTTTTAACGTAATAACAAACACTCTAAAACTATGCGGTGTTATGTTTCCTACTATACCAATCTCCTTATTATATTTATTTAATACTCTATTCACAAAATTATTACGATGCAGCATAGTACCTTTTTCTGTTGTAAATAATAATTGGTTTGGATCAGTAATATTATTTTTATGTATGTATTCACAAAAAAGCTGTGTCATTTCTTTTGATAAAGTAACAGCTCTATCTCCAGCTCTACTTTTTGGTTTATGTTTTAATCGACCACTAGAAGTATTAACTGTTTTATTTATATCTATACGACCAATTCCATCTTCTATAACAAAATCTTTTAATAGTAATGGAATGATCTCTCCAAATCTTCCCCCTAATTCTCTCATTAATCTTATTAATACATATGCATCATAATTGCGTATTTTAAAAACATCACATAATTTTTCTAATTTTTGTAATGCTTTTTTATAACCACCTTGGACAATAATAGGATCTTCTTTACTATCCTCATTTTTTTTAAATATTCTTTTAAATTCATTTCTGTCCACTTGATCGCAATAATTAAATATTATTCCTCGTTCTTCTTCTGCCGCATACTTAAATAATCTACCTAATAATTTAAAACACTCTCTATTATATCGTGGTGTTAAATGTTTATTCATTTCTTTCCCAATACTAGAAGTAATTTTTTTATTAAAATCTTTTAACAATCTATTTTTAATAGATTTATTATCTATTTTTATTGTCCATAATTGTTCAGCATCATATTCATAATTCTTAATTGTTTCTGGTTCAGGACCATGTTGTATTTGCTCCAGGTGTTTCTTCCAATCATCATATAAAACACCTAATGTATCTTGTTTCCCATAAGTGCCGTTTTTTATAGACTTTTCTATGCGTTCTTTTTCTTTTGCCAATTCCTCTATATTACGAGGAAAACTAGATTTTTTTGTGGCTATTCTCTCTGTTTCTATTTTCCTAAATTCATCATCCACATAATCAAATGTCTTAATTTCAAAATAATATCTATCTCCCCAGGGTGTAATATTTGTTAGTTTGTATTCCATATATAATATAATTTGTTATATATATTATTAGCATTTTATTCTATTTAAAAAAAGATAAATCATTGACAAAATTAATCTTGTCAGCGATTGGTCTGTCAGCGATCTTGTCAGTTGCTATATAAGAAATGGCAAGTTTCCTATGTATTGTGTGGGTTTTCATGGGTTGTTATGATACGGAAAACAAAGGAAAAAAATAAAAAAATAGGTTAACAGACTATTACGAATAGCAGAAAACTGGGAAAAACTAGATGTTTGTCAGCGATACATTCAGCGATGATAAAAAAACACCATGAGTAATAGGCGTAAATCAACAATAAATAATTTTACAATATAGCAAATTATTCTATATAGATTTTGGTATTCCTCGGTGGCGCAATGGTAGCGCATCTGACTGTTAATCAGAGGGTTACTGGTTCGAGTCCAGTCCGAGGAGCCAATTTTTTAGTTCTTGGATCAATTTTATTTGGTCTAACTTTTCCCACCAACTTATAAACATAGACATAATTTTCACATCGTTTTCCTTCCCATTGGAAGTGTAATTTTTTTGGTGGATCATCATATTGACCTAACAATATAGGATCAAAATTACTATTTGTTACTGGCATTAACCTTTTAATTTCATATAGTGCCGCCATACGAGGTTTTTGTATCATCTATATGTTGACATTCTTTGGAATGATTATCTTGTAACTCTTTTAAATATTGAAACCATTTTTCTGGTTTAACATTCTCATGCAGCATTCCAACTGTTCTTGCTACTCTCTTAACTCTAAATCTAATTATTTCATTGTTCTCATTAACTTTATAAAAAACAACAAAACCTGGCACATCAAATTTTAGTGCTAATTTTTTTGTTAATGTATATGCTTTAAATGTTTGACCAGTATCTTTTGCCAATTCTATAAAGGCGAGGGGTTGATAACAATGTTTACACACCTCAACACTATCTACATCAATCATGGCAATACCTTCAAACTGACGATGCCATTTACTATATGCTTCTTGTTTTAAATTACTGTACCACTGTCTAGCCATTACCAAATTCTGCTTTAATTATTGCTCGACCTATTTCTTCTACTATCTGTGGTACAACTCCGTTACCTAGTGCCTTCAATCTTTTGGTACGATCTTTGTCCACCCCTGTGGTAATCCCATAAGGAACTCCACGAAGTCTGGATTCAATTTGCCACCAGCTCTCCTCGCACTTGCTTCCAAACATTTGCTCTGTTGTGAATTTCCCTTCAATCGGTACTTGTGTTCCGATGCTGTCGGTGTTGGCAGCAACTTGTAATGATCCAGATACTTCACTGCATCGTTCAGTTTCGCTCCAAACTTTGTTCCTGTCTTTTTCCTCGTTACCGACCATCCGCTGCTGTTTGGTTTGATGTATTCCACTGGCATCGTTACATCCAAACTGTTCCCCGCTGTCGGTGTTGGCAGCAATGAACCAGATTCTTTCCCTCTTGTGCCACGCGCCTTTGCCGATAGCTGGTATATTAAACGCTTGGACTTCGTAACCTTCACTTTCCAAGTCAATATGCACAGTGTTGAATGCCAAGCCGTCTTGTGTAGTAACAATTCCTCGCACATTTTCTGCAATAACCCATCTGGGTTTCGTGTGTTTGATGACATCAAACATTTCTCCCCAGAGATAGCGGTCATCTTCCGTTCCTCGTTGAAGTCCTGCTTGGGAAAATCCTTGGCATGGGAATCCTCCACAAACAAGGAAGGTTGGTTCGTTGATTTTGGTGTCTTTGATGTCATTGTATAAGGTAACTCCTGGGAAGTTTTGTTTTAAAACTTCTTGGCAAAAAGGTTCAATCTCGCAAAAGGCAATCGTTTTAAATCGTGGATCTGCTCGGTGTAGTCCAAGACTAAAACCACCAATCCCACTAAAGAGATCAACTATGTTTAAACTAGCTGATGGGTTCAATGGATCGATGACTAAATTTTACTCGCTTTATTTTGTTATGTTTTATTAATGCTTCTATTAATCGGTGAACACCAGATTTAGATTTAAGATTAACTGCTGCCTTCATTTCATTAAACGAAGGAGAATAATCGTTCTCTTTAATATAATTTTTTATATATTTTAATAATTCAGATTGTTTTCTTGTCATGTTGCTTTAATTTTTCTAACTCTTGTCGCAACTTAAAGTTTTCATCTGTTTTATCCGTTAATAATTTCATCATAAATTCGTCATTTAATTTTTTTTCTTTTTTTAATTTCCGTAATTCTTTTTCTAATTCGTCAGACATTTTTGTATTTATCTCTGATCTTAATTAATTTTAATTTTACATCTTCCAGGTACACCGCTAGATCAAGAGCTTCTTCTATTGCATTATCTATCCCTGAAATTAAACCATAGTTAGCATTAGCCATGGTATCGCCATATTTTTTAATACCCATGTTGGACCGATTAATCATTTTTTCACAAATCTTTTTGACTAATGGATCTTTTGCCATTTCATCAGGTATTGATATTAAATCTTTAGCGGACAAATCTGTCATAAGTCTTTTTCCTCAACCCATTGTTGTAATTTTTGATATGATATTAAAAAAGTTTTACCAATTTTTTTCATCGGCAATTCTTCTTTAATACGCATACGATGTACTCGTTCTTTTAATGCTTTATCTGAAAGCTGCGGCTGGTTCTGAAATAATATCTTACCAACCGCAACAGTATCTAACAATGATATGGGAGTTATATGCATTAAAATTTATCAAAGCTAGAATCCGATGATTCTTTTTTCTTAGCTGCTCGTTCCATAAATTTACCATAATCTGTTTCAAAATCTTCTATGGAAACATTTAAAACAGTTTTATCGTTTTTATTTTTTCCAGCCCACGCAGTAAGACCAACCTTAGTATTGGCTGGAAAAGTTACTTCATCAAAAAAAGTAAACCCTGATTTATCTTTATCATCTTCAAAAGATAATGAAGCTCCTATTGGAAATTTCTTTCCACTATCCATATGTGCATCAAGCATTTCTTTCAGCTCTTTGCCTGGATATAATGTTAAATTAATTTTTGGCATTTAATATTCCTTTCCTAACACTTGCAAGTTTTTCAATTAATTCTTTTTGCACTTCACGATCTTGTTTTTTAAACCAAGGTTCATAAGGTGTTTTTAATTTATCTACTTGACCAGGATGGGTTGCCTTTTCTATGACGGAGGAAAATGTTTGGATTTGTGTTACTAAATCCATTTCATCCCACCCTGGCGGTAGATCCTGATGATGTTGCGAGCTTGCAGCAGTAGACTTATTTCCACTACCACTTGCATCATCAGGTTTTCCAGTTTGTGAATAAACATTGTTATCTACTGGAAACTCATCTTCATAAAAATGACCATGTAATCCAGCTAACTTTAAGATAGCTCGACCAACAGCTCTTTTTTCAGCCATAGCAAATGGATAAGCATTTTTATTATTCTTTGGCGATGCTTCGCCAAAAGTTATAACTGTTTTTTGATCACTACTTGCTGTACAACGTACAACAGCAAATTGTTTTTCTGTACTGCATTCAATAACCTCTAATGAGGACACATCTACTTTGTTTTTTTGTCCAATGTGTTCCAAATATTTATGTAAAATAACCCAAGTACCATGACAATCCCATACAGCTTCTTTGCCTAACTTATATTTTTCTAATAACTTTAATGTTGTTGGATCAGCTTTTCTACGCATCTTGCAACACTATCTGGTTAAATAATTTTTTTTGTAATGGTGTTACTCTTGGCGGATTTTTTTTTCTTGCTGCACAATCTTTTTTTACAGCTTCCTCTCTCCAAATTTGTTGCCAATCATTTCTTGTCATTAAAAATTTAATTGGTACTGGTAAGTTTTTTATTCCCATAACTTTTCTATCTCCCTTAGTTCCTCGCTACTGTAATCTCTCCAAAACCAATGTGAAAAATCTGATGGCACATACTTTGTACATTCAAGTAAAGTTAATCCTAAATCAGATTGTAATTTTAAAATGTTTTGTCTTTGTAATTGTAAGCGCCTTTGATACGCCAATACTCTATTTAAATTTTCTGGTTTTAATTCTTCGCAGTTTTGTGAAGTAAATATTTTAAAACCCACTTCATCTTTTTTAACTGGTTTACCACTAGCATAGATAATGTACGGCTCAAATCCTGTAGCTTTCCAATAAAATGCTGTTTGCAGCACATGACTAAATTCTGGTTTTCCAGGTAAATATTTATTTTTAACTTTTAATTTACCTTGTTTATCTTTTTCTCCCTTTTTATCAGGAGCAAACCATTTTGTTTTTATTTCTAATACTCGTTTCCATTCCGTAAAAATTAAATCTGTTCTACCTATGGTAGTTATTTCTATGTCTGGGTGTTGGTATTCACAATATGTTTCTGTTGTTATTTTATTTACATCAGGGAGTTTAACTTGTTTTAATGCTTGTATTAAATGTTGAATACAAAGAGGAGTACGATCTCGAACAATAAAAAAATGATCTAGCTCTGGTCCATCGTATAAATGCTGCTTATCATCTAAATATTGTAATGCACTTTCAATGGCTTTCTTTTCTGTGTATCCATGAAATATGTATGCTCCTAAACCAAATGGTTCTATTGTAATAGTTTGGTCGTCTTGATTAACAAAAGACCTCTCACAATCCCCCTGAACAGCATTACCGCCTATCATATTAGGATTTGGTTTTTTTTTGCGTCTATATTCTTGATCGTTTAGTACATACAACCAC